GGTTATCTATGAATCCAAACGCGATACAACTCTTGGAAAAATATCCTCATAAAATTGATTGGTATGGTTTATCTGAAAATCCAAACGCAATACATCTCTTGGAAAAGAATTTAGATAAAATTGATTGGAGTTATTTATCTAGAAATCCAAACGCGATACATCTCTTGGAAAAGAATTTAGATAAAATTGATTGGATTGGCTTATCTTGGAATCCAAACGCAATCGCCCTCTTGGAAAAGAATTTAGATAAAATTGATTGGGATGAGTTATCTACCAATCCAAACGCGATACAACTCTTGGAAAAAAATATGAAAAAAATTAATTGGCGTTACTTATCTAGTAATCCGTCCATCTTTGTCTATGACTACCAAGCCATGTCGGAACGTTGTGGTATATTTAAAAGAGACTTGATGAAAAATCGGTTTCATCCTCGCCATTTGGACCAGTTTGAAAATTGGGGATTTATGTAAAATATCCGTATTAATTTATGATGTTGGGCGAATAGTGTAAGCATTATTATGTTTATATATAATGTCTGATATCTATCTAATAATTAGCGTAAGCATAATAATAAATAAAAATAAAAATAATTCATTATATAAATGAGTTATTTATCCAACCCAAATAGTTTAACCGAAGGACCATTTGGAACGGCGGCTGCGTCTCACAACACTGGTTTTTTTACAGACAACACAAACCCCGCGTCTACGAATTGCAATGTATTGCCTTCTCCGTCTTCCAATATTGTTGCTGCAAGTGGAAAATGGACGGGAGGAAAAAGAAAAAAAAGGTTTAATAAAAAAAGAACATCCAATCGTGGTGGAAAAAAAACAAAACGTAGTAGAAGAAGAAAAAGAAGTCGAGGAGGAACAACCAACAATGTCCCAAATACACCAACCTATGCGACGGGGACAGAACTACCATATAATTTATCTGCATTGGCTAATCCAGCCCCATATTGGACGTTAAACAACAGCACCAACTGTATGGATAATTACAATCATTATACGGGAGGAAAAATTCAAACAAAACGCAAAAAACAAAGACAAAAAACAAGACGCAAGAGAAGAACCCGACGAGGTGGATGAGGTCCACTGCCTCCCCCTATTGGTGGTGGGATGCGAGGCGGATGAGGAGAATCCCCCATTGTTTAAATGAACATTGGAGTTTAAATAAACGATGGGTTTTATAAATAATTTATTAATGGTGCAATGCTATGAATGACGCGAACCTTTTTAATTATTTTACGATAATTAATATTTTTGCCGAAAATAGTACAATAACAACATAAATATAATTTTTACTATTTATTATGAAATTAATCAGCATTGACGTTGGGATAAAAAATTGCTCATTTTGTGTTTTAACAACGAATAACCCAATGGATGCAACGATTCCAAATCCAATCGACGGAATGATTTTAAATCATTGGGATATTGTAAATTTAACCGATTTAAAATTGAATTCGTTTTCTTCTTTTCTCCAAAAATCACCTCCGCCTTGCATAAAATGCTCGTGCTTAAATGCAAATAAAAAAAAATGCAGCAAAAACGCCACATATAAAAAAGGAAACGAAAACGGAAACGAAAACGGAAACGAAAACGGAAACGAAAAAGACAATACAAAAGAAACGCATTATTATTGCAACACACATGCAGCAAAAGATGTTTATTTTTTGGCAGATGATTTAATTCCATCTTTTTTAAAAAAACAACCATTAAAAGTATTGCAAGAATTGTTAAATAAATATAAAATAAACTTTAATCAAAGCGAAACCAATAATGAACAAAGTGAAACCAATAATGAAAAAAAATATAAAAAGGTGGATTTATTAAATTTGTTAGTCGACCACTACAATGTCCATGGATTATTTTTAATTCAACCCAAAATAAAAAAAATAAAAAGTACCGAGTGTCCTCTTCAGGTTATTGGCAAAAACATCATTGCTTATTTTGATTCTTTAAATTTGTGTGATTTAGATCGGGTTATTATAGAAAATCAAATAGGTCCATTGGCGACAAAAATGAAGACCGTGCAAGGAATGTTGATGCAGTATTTTTTAATGCGAAATAATTTAGCAACCATCGAATTTATTAGTGCAACCAACAAATTAAAAGATTATGACAACAATAACAATGCCAACGATGAGAATGCGCTTAAAAAGTCTACCAATAACAAAAAAGAATACAACAAACGAAAAAATAAATCTATATATGTTTGTCTTGACTTTTTAAAAACCACCGAATCTCTTTATTCGTGGAAATCTTATTATCAATCATGCAAAAAAAAAGATGACTTGTCCGATTGTTTTTTACAAGCCATTTGGTATATTACACATTTGCACATTTAAAACCCATCTATTCCCCATTCCGAAAATTTGGTAATATTTTTTGGTTGAAATCTATTTATCATCAATTCTTTGTAAAAGGAATTCCGCATACTTAATTTCATGGCGGTGTAATCATACGAACTTTGATAACATGTGATAGTAAACATGGTACAAATAGGACAAAGAATGAAACATGCGTCATGTAAAGACGAATTATGAAGACATTCGTTGCACAATTGATGTCCGCAACTGGTAATAATGTCTGATATTTTAACATTACAATTGCTACATATAGTTTTTACTTTATTTAATTCGATAGGAATTTCAATTCTAGGTTTTAATTCAACAACATAGTATTTATTTTCACTTTTAAAATAACGAGTTGGAAACAGAGAAATAATCCAACCCAATATTTCTTCCCTATCTTCTATTTTATCCAACCAATCACGAAGTTCATATACTTTATATGCAATCCGTTTAAATAATTTATCCCACTTATGTATTTTATAATTTAATTCTGTTATCAATGAATTGGTATAAATATATTGTGCTATTGTTAATTTTCCACTAAAACATATAATTTCAAAGAGTGTAATGAAAAATGGAGAATCTTGTGTTGATTTAATTAAATCTATTAACTGATATTTCACCTTATCTAATACACAGTCGTTGTTTATGATTAACATTAAATTTTGTTTTTTTATTTTTGGAAACAACCAATGTATTATGTTGTATTGTTTTTCTTCTATTATTTTTTGACACATTTGTTCAAATATAAAATTATAATTTATTTTATATTTTGTATTAATTGATTCAGTTTCAAGTTGCAATTCGGTGTTTATTTTATAAAGCCATTCAACGGTTGATAAATGACCGTTAATACATGCATAATGATATGCGTAATATTTTTCAGACTTAAAAACAAGCATATAAACGGACGGTTCTAATTTTGACAAAAGAAATTGAGCGAGAGATAAATGACCGTGTTCGCATGCAAGACGAAATCCTTTATAATTGTTTGATTTTATTAATTTTCGGTTTATTTTATTCGTATTTGCATTTAGTTCTTTATATATATTTTCATCCCCGTGTTTGCATTTTTCCATAAAATACATTTTATCTAAGAGTATGTTTTTTTTGCTTTTTTTGGTTATCCACAAAGAATCCGACATGTTTGTTATATTAATTTAATTGTAATTAATTAAAATCATTTTTCCTGAAAATGGAAGAAGCCCTATTAGATTGATTGATTAACGGAATTTTTATTGGATAGTTCAAACTAGCATTTCTGCGGGATAATTCAAATCTTTCAACACTTTTAATCCCCCCTTTACAGCGGACATTCCTTTGGATAAATTAAAAGTACATGTAAATTGATTAGATTCTTGATTAGTTTCTGAATTTGTATTATATTTTACACCCATTTGCATATTAATTATTTTTTTATTCGGTTCCAAGTTTTTACACAACTGCGTATAATGAGTAGTCAATATACATGATACGTTGTTTTTTTTTGACAAATATTTCATAAATGCGGTACCCGATTCTACGGCTTCTTCTGGGTTGGTGCCAGAATACAATTCGTCCAAAATGCACAAATGCATTTCCTTTTCTTCCTTTTCTCCTTTATTAATTTCGTCTAAAATTGTTTTACATCGTCTCGCCTCGGCTTGGAACAAACTGTCTCGTCCAGATGTATCAGGAATATTAAGATAGCAATGAAATTGGGTGAAAGGTGCATCTATGATTGCGTGGTCAAAACAGCCCGCTCCAACTTGTTGGCAAAGCAACGCATTAATCATTACAGTTTTAAGTAATGTTGTTTTTCCTCCGCCATTTGGGGCGGTAATAATTATATTTTTTGACAATGAACAATCGTTTTTTATTACATATGCAGAAGAAAGATATTTAGGATAAAATATTCCTTGAAATTTGTTCTTACTTTTTTTGCATTTATTTTTCTCTTGATTTTTCAATTTGTTAGTTTGTTTCTTTTTATTTTTAGAAAGGGGTAAAGTTGCCAAGCGTACTAAACCAGAATTAACACGATTTTCCAATTGCTCCATTATTTCCATATATCCGTGAAACCCAAAGGAATAAGATACCATGGTCGCACAAGCGTCACTGTCATATATAGTATAAAAGTTTGCTAATACTTGTCCGTATTGCTTTATTGCTGCAAACGAAAAAGGAGAAGAAAAAGAAAGAGCATCCAGATGATTTTTCCAATCACGAATTTCCAATATTTTTATTTCTAAAGCCTGTTTAAAAGGAACTAAACTAACAAATTTGGAAATTCGCTTGGCATAATTTTGCATTTTTTCCAAGGTTATTTTCAAATAGTTTCGAATATCCGATAAATAGCCATAAATATCTTGAATATTTAAGTAAAAGCGCACACACGCCATTATATTTTGGTAAATAGTGAATATGTAAAATCCAGCCGACATGGTTCCATATAATAGTTGACTCGGTTTTAAGGTAGAAAACTGACTACATATTTTAAATACAGGATTAGACTCTATAAAACCTTTTAAAATTTTACAGTATTCCAAAACAGTAATTGGTACTTGTGTTATTTTAAGAATAAAAAATGGAATAATTAAAATAACCAACGGTGAACACAGTGAAATAAGGGGAGATGCCAAATTAAAGATGCTCATTATTTGTAAAAATAAAGAATTTGTGTTGAGTCCTTTAACGAAATCCCATTCTAAAAAGGAATATTTTTTACAAAATGAAGTTTCTTCTTTTATTTTTTTCCACGCCCCTTGCATTTTATTAACAATAATTTGTTCTTTTTCTACTTCTTTTTCTTTGGTGTTGGGGGGCAATTGAATAATCGTCTGTATATCTTTCAAGTAATTTATATCGGTTGTATAATATGGGGTTATTTGCTCTAAAATAGCATGTCCTAAAGAAGTAGTTGGGGAATATATATATTCATAAATGGGTTTATCCCGTTCATCCAAATTTTCATTGGTTTCGTTTGCATTGTCTTTGTTTATAGTCGAAATAAGTTTGGTTAATTCCAAATCTTGTATAATATCTGCATCCAACACTCTAGTTTTTTCATTGTACAAAATAGGGGGGGTAAAATGTTGAGTAGTTAAACAATCCATTTTATGTTAAAAATATTATAAATATAAGAATAAAATAATTAATATATTAAATGAGTATCAATACACCCCGATTTTCATTAAAAACAAGTAGTAACTCCTACGGACAATTTTGGTATGGAAATTCCATCGGGTTTCCCGGATTTTTGTATAAAAAAAATAACGGGTCTGGGTGCGCAAGAAGCACCCGAATGGCTCCAGGCGGGAACATGAACTGCAATACATATCAAAATATATACAACACATATGTATCGGGTAGTGGAGTTGGAGCATCCACCATTGCTAACCGCCGATTAAAACGCCGACTAGCCACCTCCAACGCGAATTGTTGCTCCAATTAATTAAAAGAAAATAAATAAAATTATTTCCAATTTGGATTTTAATAAACTAACAAAATAAAAATGCAAAATATTTTAAATTATTATTTTGTTAGTTTAGAATGTAAAAAGGATTGAAAGAATAAACGACCAAATAATTTCCAATTTAATTATTTTATCATCTTCTTCCCCGAATTCTTCTTGTTTTTCCTCCTTTTTTTGATTTAAGTTTTCTGCCTCGTTTTCTTCCGCCTTTTTTTATCGTTTTACTCTTTTTTGACTTTTTATCACGCATTTGTTTTTTGTACATCGGCACAGAATCTTGAATCCATTTTTCAAAAGAAGCAACATTTCGGTCGTCCCCATTGTATGGATGTGTGGAATTATTATGAATATGTTTGATGGTTGGGTATTCTGAGATGGTTTCTATGTGCAAAATAGGATTGTCGTTTAAAATATTAGAATTCACTTCAGCCACAACCACATTATCTTTTTTGTTTTTTGTATTTATTTTATCCCATTCGGGTCGAGTTGCAATGCATGGACCGCATGTTTCATTAAAGACCAGTACAAACACATGTTTATTGCCGTCCTTAATTATTTTATTTAATGCACCAACCCCTTCCGCGGTGGAAACGTTTCGGAGTTTTATCCCAGACATTTTAATAATTAACTTTTACCAATATTAAAATAAAAAATACAAATTATGTTAAATTCCTCTGAATTTTATTTTTTTTAAACTTGTCAATATAATTAGTGTAACGTAAACACAGTAGATTTACGGTCCAGTTGTGGTCGCATCAAGTTAAAACCAATCATAAACGAATAATCAAAAGAACCCATCTCCACCAATTGTCCGTTATGATATCGCAATTTAATTTTTAATTTACGGATTCGCTCTGCGGGGGGATTAAACCATTTATAAGTTGGAGCACTGTCGTCATACCACTGCGAAATAGGAGTTGTGGGTATTGATAATTTAGCAAACGCCGAATTCACTATTCCGTTGGTTTTATTCGTGGTGGTGGTATACTCGGAAACATTATATGGAGATGTTTCGTCCAAACAATTCAACCCATTAATCTCCATGTAAAAATACGCATACCCCATTAAATTTATTTTCATTGGTGTATGTAGGAAAAATACTTGAGAATCGGTTAAATTACTGTCTGGTAGCAACCACATTCCCGATTGTGGGTTAATATAATTGACATCTAAACTATTATAAAAATAATTGTCGGATGCATACATGCGTGGAACAATTATTGTATTTCCTGCTAATGTTCCATATGGGGCCACGTTGGAGTCTTCCTGCAATAATGTTATGTTATAATTGAGGGATTCAGAAACGACGTTGCATCGCGTAAATCCGAGATAGGCGGGCAATCCCCAATTTGCAAACTGGGGCAACACATTTTTTCGGGAACATCGAGAATTTAACAACTCGGTTTTTCCGAAAATAAGCGATTCGTTTATAAGTGAAAACTGGTCTCGTTCGTTTCCAAACCATAATTTTTGCTGCACGGTATCGTATACAATTTTAAACGCACTGTACGCATTATATAAACTCGGATCGGTTTCCATCACGTAATAATTCACCGCTGCATTGAATTTAGTTTCTAATTCTTTAGCCATTTCATCGGGAGAATAAAACCCCTCCTGAATTGTAATGATAAATTCATGACTTAAATCTGCCACCAAAACATCGTGAATTGCTTGTGCATTTGCATCTACAACACCAGTGTGATCTGCGGGATTATATACTGAACTAAAATTGAAACTCATTTTTCGATTGGTATTAAAATCAGAAAACACATTATAATTAGACGGGAAAGACCATGAAGTGAGAGAAATGGATTGGACGTTGAGATAATCTTGTGGCAATTCTATCTCGAATTCTGCTGAATTGGGGTATTTCAAAATATCTCGGTCCTCTGAATGAATGCTTATATATCGCTGTTCATTTAAATACTCGTTGGCGTTGGGGATCAGCGGATGATTGGTTGCGACATTATATTTACTCATTGCTTTATACTTGCATATATATTAATTTCATTTTTTTTAACAATATAAAATATTAATAAAAATTGTTTTAAACTTGTATTTTATAAACTATTTTTATTAATATTCTGGAAAAACAATTCTGCGTCGGTGTTTTCAAAATGCATATGTGGTTGTGTGGTCCATTTTTCATACGGAACCGCCGCCGTAGTGCTCTTGGGCAATTGCAATAAAGTGTGCAAGGCAATCATTCGGCGATTTATCGCACTATTTATTGATGTTTTGGGTGAGTTGATTTTTCGTGTAATTTGTTTCCATCGCCATTCAAACCGTAGTGCATCCTTCCATGTGGGGAATCCAGATATATAAACCACTCGACTCCATTTCCCCAAATGCAGTTTCATTTTAGTCGCATGGGCTCCGCCAACTAGTTCGCCATTGTGTTGTCGCAAACGATGTTCTACATTTACCGACGCCCCAACATAGGTGGACTTATTATCACAGGATACCAACAAATAAACAAAAAAAGACATTGTATTTGTTTATTTGTTTATTTGTGTTTTTACTATTTATCATATTTTCTTTAACTTTTATATTGATAAGCATTCTTTGGACGTTTAAAATGCCGATTTTACAAATGGATAAAAATTTAATTTAATATCATGTTTTGAACCGTTATTTGGAAAATCTAAATTAGGAATTGGTAAAGGTCGTTTATTCAATTCAGGAACCGAATTAAAATAATTTTTATTAACATAAGTTAATTCAATAACATCAGGAATATTATTCACTACTGGTGAATTATTATTACCGTGTGCATGAACGATATAATGTGTTTGTGATAATTTTTCTAAACATTTTACTTTATCATCATAATTACAACCCCAACTATCATTTGTAATTCCATGAAATTCTATTATAATTTGTTTAAATTTATTCAACTCATTTTCGTTTATTTGCAACAACCACGGGTATTCACCACCTTCAATATCTATTTTTAAAAAAATATTACCATATTTATCAGTCAAATGTGATAAATCAGTATGGTCCTTATCACTAAAATTACTTATATTTTTTTTGAAAAATTGTATATTTTTTGTATAACGATAAGGATAATTGTTAATAGTTTTATCAAATCCGTAACAATCATCTTTATGCATATTGTATGTATTAATAAAATCTCGTGAAAAACTTTCTTCATTAGATATTCCAGCAGAAATATAACAATCATATTCACCATCCAAAAGGGCGAATACATATCCACCGTCATTTTTACAACCACCTCTAATTTTTTTATTAAAATTATAAACTTCTAAAAGAGATAAATTATTCATTTTTATATAAGTATATATTTAATTTATTATAAATTAAATAGGATTTGAATATATGTGTAATTTATGAAAACAATAAAAAACGTATTTAGAACAAAAACTTTTGAAATTAACAAAATGTTGAATAGAGACACAAACAAAACATACAGATGTGAAAAACTGTAACACGATTAAAAGGATTGGAAAAAGAAAAAATAATTTATAAATAACATAAAAAATATCTTATTTGGAATATAAACACAAACGAAACCAAATTGAAGAATCGTTAAATAAATAAACATGCCAAAATGGATTTTATTCAGGTGCTTTTTAAGGGTTGTTTTTTCCTCCTCTTAAAAATAATGTTAAACTAACAAAAAAACAAATGCATTGTTTTATTTATTTGTTTTTTGTTAGTTTAACATTATTCTAAAAGAGGGAAAACAAACAAACACTTATCTACTTTTAATTTTAATTATTTTTATTTTACATAGTTTTTTATACAATAAAAAGATGAAAAAGTATATAAAAATATAATAAAAGACAGTAGTAAGAAAATGGCAGGCGGTTTGCTAAATTTAGTTTCCGCGGGACAAGAAAACATCATGTTGAATGGAAATCCGAATAAATCTTTTTTTACCACTACTTTTTCGGAATATACGAATTTTGGGCTGCAAAAATTCCGCGTAGAATACGCGGGTGCCAAAACCTTGCGAATGTCAGAAGAATCTGTTTTTTCATTTAAAATTCCGCGATATGCCGATTTGCTGATGGATACATATATTTCAGTCAATCTTCCTAATATTTGGAGTCCTATTTTCCCCCCACAAACCAAAGACGGAGACGCAGGCAAATGGGCGCCGTATGAGTTTCGGTGGATTGATAATTTAGGAGCCAAAATGATTCGTAAAATATCCATCACGTGTGGCAATTATACACTACAGGAATATTCGGGGGATTATTTATTAGTCGAAGTACAGCGCGATTTTTCAGGCACTAAAACGGCTTTGTTTGACCAAATGATTGGCAATACACGAGAGTTAAACGACCCTGCGAATTCTGGGACGCGTTCAAATACTTATCCAAACGCATATTATACCAGCAATGTGGCGGGGGCAGAGCCGTCGATTCGCGGACGCATTTTATACATTCCGCTTAATAACTGGTTCAGTTTAAAAAGTCAAATGGCGTTTCCATTGGTTTCGCTACAAAACAATGAACTTCATTTTAATATTACATTTCGACCAGTGAATGAGATATTTAAAATTCGCGATGTGCTGGATTTAACCAATAATTTTCCCTATGTCGCGCCTAATTTCAACGATTATACTCAGCAATTTTACCGTTTTTTGCAGTCTCCGCCAGATGTAGAACTTGGGATTAATTCTTATAGCGATACTCGGACATTGTGGAATGCAGATATCCATTTAAATTGCACGTATGCGTTTTTATCCAATGATGAGCAGGCTGTTTTTGCGAAAAAAGAGCAAAAATATTTGATTCGCCAAATTCACGAATCTATCTTTTATAACGTGACTGGTGCGAATCGGGTGCAATTGGACGCGATTGGTTTGGTTAGTAGTTATTTGTATTATTTTCAACGGAGTGATGCAAACAAGCGAAATGAATGGTCTAATTATACTAACTGGCCCTACAATTTCTTGCCCCATGATGTGGTATCTGCCCCAGATGAAACAACGATTACTTTGTCGGATGGAGTAACTGTATCTGGTTTAGGACCAGGATTAGAACCAGATGGTAGTCCAAGTGGGTTAGTTATTAGCGGGGTATATTCGCCCGAAAACACTCGGGATATATTGGTGAATCTGGGCATTTTGCTGGATGGAGAGTATCGCGAAAATATGCAGGCAGCGGGAATATATAATTATATAGAAAAATATGTGCGAACTCCTGGATTGGGTCGAAATGGATTATATTGTTATAATTTTTGCCTACATACGTCTCCGTATGATTTACAACCATCGGGGGCAATTAATATGAGCCGATTCAATACGATTGAACTGGAATTTAACACAATAGTGCCACCGTTGGACCCACTGGCTCAGAGTATGAACATTTGTGACCCCGCAACTGGGGTTGTTATTGGGGTGAATAAACCAACCTGGCGAATATATGACTATAATTTTGATTTGCATTTGTTCGAAGAGCGAATCAATGTCGTTTATTTTCAGAGTGGAAACGCGGGCATGATGTATGAAAGGTAATTATTACCCAGTTGGAATACTGGGGTTTTATGTAAACTTACACACAAACAACGTTAATGACCTTTGTTATTTTTATAAAAAATGAATTGAATTTCATTGTGATGATGAATTTCATGAAAATGATGAAACTTCAAGACTGGGTTCCACAAGATAAAATTAATTGGATTCACTTATCTGAAAACCCAAATGCAATACAACTGTTGGAAAAGAATCCAAATAAAATTAATTGGACTAACTTATCTCTTAATCCAAACGCGATTCCTCTGTTGGAAAAGAATCTGGATAAAATTTATTGGACTAACTTATCTTGGAATCCAAACGCGATATCTCTGTTGGAAAAGAATATGGATAAAATTGTTTGGTTTTGCTTATCTTCCAATCCAAACGCGATACAACTCTTGGAAAAGAATCTGAATAAAATTAATTGGTATTACTTATCTATGAATCCAAACGCAATCGCCCTGTTGGAAAAGAATCTGGATAAAATTCATTGGGCTAACTTATCTTGGAATCCAAACGCAATAGCCCTGTTGGAAAAAAATATAGATAAAATTAATTGGTATGGTTTATCTAGTAATCCAAACGCAATCGCCATCTTGGAAAAGAATCTGTATAAAATTAATTGGTATAACTTATCTATGAATCCAAACGCAATATCCCTCTTGAAAAAGTATCCGGATAAAATTGATTGGACTAACTTATCTTGGAATCCAAACGCGATATCTCTGTTGGAAAAGAATCTGAATAAAATTTATTGGTATAACTTATCTATTAATCCAAACGCGATACATCTCTTGGAAAAGTATCCAAATAAAATTCATTGGAATTGGTTATCCCAAAACCCAGCTATCTTTACCTATGATTACCAAGCCATTGCGAAACGTTGCATCATCAAAAAAGACTTGATAAAAAATCGGTTTCATCCTCACAATTTAGATCAGTTGAAAAATTGGGGATTTATGTAACTTACAATTTATGTTATTTTAATATTTTTAAAATGAACATATCTCAAAAACTCACAAAAACAACAACCATTGTTGCAAATGATGTTAAATTTGAATTAAAGACATCAACAGTACCTACTGTGCTAAATACAGCAACTTTTGTTGTTGAATTGGATGATGATACGGGTGACAAATTGGTTCATCCTTCAAGTTCCAAACCAAAAGAAAAAAGTTGGGAACAAATACAAACTAACAAAACAATTATCCAATGATGCAGACAGCATTGTTGATTATTAAAAAAGCAATATAGGTTTAGCGCCGATTTTTTATAATCTTTTTGTTTCAAAAAGAACAAAACTTATTTCAAAATTGTTAATATTCGCTATATGGAACATTGTTTCCGCCACGGTTTATCAAATAATCGTATTGTGTAGTGGTCATGCATGCACAACCCATGCTATTGGAATACGTATTGGGACAACATTCGGGTTTAAAAGGAGTGGTGGCAAACATATTCAACTCGTTTTTAGGAAGAGGAATTGGTTGGGACACACGATCCATGATTTTTTTAACTCCTGCGTCTGCTTTGGACGCCGATGAATAGGTTAGCGTAGGTGCAGCCCACGTATCGGGATTACGAATTGTTCCTGGGGACCCGCTTTTTGCAAATTGAGGACCCTCGGCAAAATTGTTTGGTGCAAAACCCTCCTTTAACATTCCTTCCTTTTTCATCGCAAGTGCCGTATTTTGAACTCCTTGTTTAATTTGCCCGATAGCATCTATAAGACTAATAGTAGCACAGGAGCATAACAAATGTCCGAATGCTAAAAAGGAGAGGATAAAAATAAGAACAACTACTTCTAACCGAAAATGATATGGACCAATAGATATTTTCATAGAGGTGTTTTTAATTTAAATAAATATTTTATTAATATTTATCCCATCTTTTTTCACTCTAAACTAACAAAAATATAATAAAATAATAAACAAATGAATGCTCCTCCAACATCCTCCTCTGCATCCTCAAAACCACAATTATTAAAATTTGAGACGAACAATAAATATTTAAACGCCACGGATGATTTTTTTCGGTCCAACAGTATTGTTGCTAAACTGGGGTTTTTATTGCTAGTTGTATTTGCATTTATATTGGCTTTTAGACTTGGGGTGACTATTTTAGGATATTTTTTGGGTCCAAGCAATACGGCTAAACTAGTTCAAGGTACTATTGATGCGTCTTCCAACCCAATGGTAATTCCACAAAACCCAAACGAAGCAGGGGCAGTAATTTTAAATCGTTCCGTTAATGAAACAGATGGCATTGAATTCACCTGGTCTGTGTGGGTTTTTATCAATGGAGATGATATAGACACACAAAAATATCGTTGTGTTTTTTACAAAGGAAACGATTATGCGACGCAAATGACCGGTTCTTCCAACAACGACCTTGCCGACAATAATGAAATCACGGATTATGTGGGGATGAACTTTCCCAATAATTCTCCTGGGTTATACATTACTCCGAATACCAATAATTTGGTAGTAGTGATGAATACGTTTAATGTGATTAACGAAGAAGTTATTATTAATGATGTACCTTTAAACAAATGGGTTAATGTATTGATTCGTTGCAAAAACACCAACTTGGATGTGTATATTAATGGAACTGTGGCGAAAAGCCATATTTTACATGGAGTACCGAAACAAAATTATGGCGATGTATACGTTGCTCCTAATGGTGGGTTTTCTGGGTATATTTCTAATTTGTGGTATTACAATTATGCTCTCGGCTCCACATCGATATCATCTTTAATAAAAAACGGACCAAATACCAAGATAACGGGGGAAACAAATTTGGATATAAAAGATGCGAGTTATTTATCTCTGCGATGGTTTTTTTATGGAGCGGAAGACGGATATAACCCATAAATGTTGGTTTGTAAAAAATCAATTATATATTATTTTTTGTTAGTTTAAATTGAAAAAATAATAAAATAATAAATCCCTATATAAGTTAATTTAATATTTTAGTCATAGTTAGGTAGTTTGCAATTTAATATAAGTTATAACGAGGATTATCTTGCACACGAGCAAACGCCCCATCTGGTCCAGAACTTTTGGCAGACGGCATGTCTCCGTACAAGAATTGTGCAAATGCGCCTTGGTCGTTACAAACACGTGTATTGGCGGTGGTATAAAAGTTTTGCATTCCTTCGGTTTCGAATTTAAAATTATCTCCTAAATCCCCGTATAATTGTTTATCTGTGTTTTTTATCCCCGGGTTCAAATATTGTGTTTGTTTTTTGGTGGCGGCGTTAATGTCTTGATAAACGTCGGGATTAAAAGATGGCGGTGCAGATTTTCGGTCTGGGTTGTCGTAAATTTCTGTCAACAATACATTTCCCATGGGGTTTTTTTTATTAATCGGATTGAATTTAGAAAGGGGGACTTTTTTTAAATCCGCGGAACTGGTTGTAATGAAATCGTTTATTTCCGCAGCATCTTTATCAAGTTGATAATTTTCCCCGCCTTTTACGTCGTCGGTTTTAAACCCTTCGATTTTTTGCAATTGTTTATTTTTCTTAGATTGTGTAGTATACAATGCAACCAAGGTCGCCAACGTAATCCCCCCCACAATAAGCAACGAAAGACGTCCAGTAAAACAAAATCCAGCGACGGTCAGCAAAATAACCAATCGTGAAATAGCATTGTTTTTTTCCTCCAACGTCATGTCCGGATGAATAAAAATTTGCATATCTGTTATTAATATTTTCGGGTTTTCCGTCCAAAATAAAGCAGCCATTATTATAATATGTTATTTTATCTGTTGGAAAATAACCCGAATAAAAATAATATAATAATATATGAAAGAAGATAAAAAAATATCTTACATATTTTCCGTGGCAGTTTTTTGTCCATGGCATTCGCGACATAACGCAATTAAATTATTTACTTCATTTCCCCCTCCATGTTCTAATCGTGTCTGATGATCTATCTCAAAAGTATGTGTTAATTTAGCATCGCACGAACCACATTTCCAATCCTGCATATACGCAACATATTTTTTCTTCGTTTCGCTCACCGAACGCTTGACAGATTTAGTTGGTGGTTGTGGTTGATTTTGTGGTTGTGGGTAAATAGATGGTTGGTAAGCATCGGTGTATATATTTTGGTTCATAGTTTCCATAAAACTGGTTCCGCCAGAAGTAAAGTCAAAAATAGGCGTCAACATGTCCATGGCTGTTTTATCAATTGGCAAATGCTTTACGGCTTGATTGGCATACAAAATCATATTTTTTGTATCCTTGGGGTTTTTCCGAATCATAATATACAAAGAATACGCAGCAAAACAAATGCCAATCATTTGATAATATTTCTTGTATGAATACACCAGTTTGATAAATTTATTGTCATAAAAAGTATTATAAATAAATAATCCGGTTATACCAAATATAATTAATTCCAACTTCATTTATTATTCATCATATTTTTTATTTGGTTCAAAAAAGAATATAAAGCGTATTTTGTTTATACATTGAGGTTTGCATAAACCACGGATGTAATAAAGTGGTTTGGTTTGGTAATTTTATTCATATTCTTGGATAAACTCAACTACGTGTCGAGCAATTTCATATTTTATATTTTCTGGGTCTTTGGGTACAAATTCACGATATCCTTGGATAAAACTAGGTTGCGTGTTGCTACTTAAAGACGGAACCAACGACATAGAAATCATGGCAGTAAATAAAAACAAGCCATATTTTTTCAAGGTTTTCATCTCTTTTTTGTCATAGGTGGTTTCGTCTAATTTTCGATGCACTATTTCACTACCATCTATTTTATATTTTAAACACGAAACCTTGTCAAAGTCAATCAAATATGCATGACGGTTACTACTTTGAAGTTCGCCACTACTTTGCCCAAGCAACAGTTCGCAGTCATATCCATCCATGTTAAGCACGTAATGCAAGTACGAAAACATTTTCCCCAGTTCATATGCGAATTTCGCCGCATTGGCATATCCGTAATCAGTCCATGGGATTTGGTTGCTCCCCATTTCTACCCCCGATGCGCTGTGGATGAACTCACGAGTTGCGTTTGGTTCGTGACAACGACGACCTCGATATGGAAAAGTATGACGAATCAATGATACAAAAATTCACTGGGTCCAAGGAAATTAAAAAATTAAAAGCCCAGAAATATTTGGAAGAAATGTATTCGTAAATACATTTTGGCTTTTATAAAAATAAACAATAATAATAATTCCTTAATTTGTTAGTTGGCGCGAATAAATTTAGTAGGAATGAGTTTATGTTGATTGGTGTGATATTCGAATAATTTAACATTTACTTTGGAAATAGTAACATCGCTAACTCCAACAGCTTTAGAAATGTTTTTATGAATAAAATTATGATGTAATAAAGTGGAATGAGTTGCTAAAAACAAAATAACACCGGCAGCGATCGATTGTGAGTTGTGCGGATCCAATGAATTTATATTTTTTGTTTTGGTAATAATAAATGCACACATTTTCATAAACTGTGCATCGGTTATTTGTAGATTAGAACAAAATCGAGATATAAAGCAAGATGGGTTGGTGTGTTTGGATGTAATTTTAAGTGAGTCGTGGATATTTTGTTCGATTTGTGCATAAATAGTTTGTACGATTTTGCATCCAGATGTGATGATTTGAATGTCGCAATCCCATACATTGGAAAATTCTTTGGCTGTTCTCGGAACGTCCATAAATTTGCACGCAAGATCAAAGTCTCCATATAAAATGCTATCTTTATTGTCGGAACGATAATGAATGTCTGACACGTTCAAGTAAGAAGTAATTTGTTTATGAATAATAATCGCATTATCAATAATGCATTGGGTGAATTTGCCTCTAAATCCCAATTTTTCAATACTTTTAATATCTTCCAACACAGTTTTGTCTTTGTAGGTGAAATTAGAAGAGTTTGTATATCGGATTAATGTGGAAATATGTTTGTTAAATTGATTTGGGTGTCCTGTTTGAAAAGAACAAGATAGATTATTTTCGAGCATGGGATTGTTGTGAATGCCACATCTAGACGGGTCTGTCGAACCCTTGGTATCATCTGTCCCATAAAATCGCCATTCTGGGGACGAATCAACTAAATTAATATTGGTTGTTCCGCAGACCAAACAAGTAATAAAATTATCGTCCAATATATTTAAATTCGATGGAATAAGGCAACACGCCTTCTGTTTGTTTTCGTCATTTTTACAACTGGTAGTAGTTTCATTCGGATTATTGGTAATGCTTTTTTTAGTTTGGTCGTAAAAATCCCAAATTTTTTTAATATTTTTTCTGGTTTTGTTTTTTGATAGAGAAATGGGATGATTAGATAAGGTAGTCATTATTCAATGTACGGCACACTAATTATGTTAAATAATATATAATGTAAATTGTTTTTAAATCATTTTTTTTGTTTTACATAGTGTTTTATTTTGGGGTTTATCCAAAAAATCAAACATTAACAAACTAACAAAAAACATTATAATCAATTGTTTCTACAAGAATATTTTTAATTATTATTATTTTTGTTAGTTAAAAAGGAAATTAATTATGCTTTATCAAACACCAATCGTTTATCCACCAACTTGCCAACTTTAGTCCGTGTAATTGGGTCAGAATAAGTAGCATATTCATATACAAAATGCGTATCTGGATCAAATATATAATTTATATTTTTATGTTTAAACGTCAATACTTTTTGTGATTGCAAGGTGGTTGCAGCAATGGGTACCTTTGCAACATGATCTTCAATTTCGGGATCATTTGCATAATTAGGAGCATAGATGAATTCATCGGGTTTGGTAGAACTGGGTATTTTAATACATCGAATGCCTTCTTTTGCGTTATTTTTAGTGTATACCTCACAATCAATGGATGCCTCTTTCATCCCCATTAATAATTTTGAATTAATGCGTTCCTTGATTTGCCCGGTTTCATATAATTGTTCGTCGGTTGTCAAGGGTCTATTGGCATTTTCGGGTAATTTCCCGAGATCATATTTTTTTATTTCAATAGCATCGATTAGTTGATTTGTTGTGAACTGCATCATATATAAAAATACTTCTATCGTCCGGGCTTCAAGAGGCAATTTTTTGTGGCTACAAATTCTTCGAGCCCTTCCAATTACTTGTTCGGTTCGCACATAATGCCAAAATGGTTCCATAATGTGTACATATCGCGTTTCCATCAGATTAATTCCTTCAGACCCAGATGCCGTAATCATAAATACACGGATTATGTCTCCAGCAATATTGCCTTTTTCTGGATTCACCCGACTATCAAGCATTTCTTGAATGTTGTTTGGCGTTTGTTCGCGTTCTCCGTTAAAAATATATCGGATAATTTCTCGTTCTTCGTTATCCTCCTGTCCGGTGTATAGAGCATACATTGGTTTGGTTCCAATATCTTCTTCGTTCATATCCAATGTCCACGCCCCAACACCAGTCCGTTTAATTTTAAATTGAACGAATCCATTGGCTTCTAAACATAGAGCAAAAATCCCAATTCCTTCCAATGTTCGAAATTGACTGTATACCAAATGTTTTCCACGAGAACGCGATTCAATATTTTCCAAGACTCGCGCAAATTTAGGACTATATTCTTTTAATCGGGGCATTTTTAAATATTCATCCTTTTTCTCGGATAGTTCTTCATATGCTTCGCGTAATTTAATAGTATATAATTTATCACCAAACGGCTCATCCACGTCTTCAGGTTCCACATTTGGTTCCACGTCTTCAGGTTCCACATTTGGTTCCACATCTGGTTCCACATTTGGTTCCACATCTCCATCTGATTTTTTTTTATATTTTCGTTTTGCGGGGACTGGTCGTATGATGCTTTCAGGAAAAACAAAATTACAAATACGTCGCGATTCAATTCGGTATGACGATGACGATTTATCTTCTCCATATAATGCTTGCATGCGATTTAACTGTTGTTGTTGTGTTTGCGTGGTTCGTTCTTTGATTCGAGCCGCTTTATAAATGCGAAATTGCAGAGAACTCATAACCACGTATTCCGTATGAATGTCTGTATTTTTATCAAACTTGGGCAATAGTGCCTCGTCTGCACTTCGAAAATAAGAAACCAATCCGACAATCCGTCTTTTAAAATTTTCAAAATTCTTTATTCCTTTATTTTCGTCCAAATATTTGTCATTAAATATTTCCAATTTATCAGGCAATGCCAGATTTTTAACAGTTGTTACACTTGTAATTTGTACGTTGTTTGTATTTAATGCTATTTTAATATGTGTTTTGAATTGTTCGTCGGTTATATTTTCTTCTATTTCTCTTTCCTTTTCATATTCAACCCCTTCATAAGAACCAGAAGAAGAATATTCATTTCGAAATCCAAGCGGATTTTTAGTGACGGTTAGATTGTTTGTTTTTGGTTCGTAGTGAATGTAGTCCACTATTTTTTCGACAGATTTATCCTTAGTCAATAGTTGGGAGAAAAAATTGGTAGACAACCGCTTATTGTTATTCCCTTTGTTTTCGTCGCTTATGGTGAAATTAAACGTATAAATATATCCTCGTAGCATATTAAATAGCACCGCAACTTCATTAGGATAATTTAATATCGGGGTTCCAGACAGCATAATAATGCGACAATTATGTGCTTCCATAATCATTTTGTAAAATAAAATAGGGGCGGATGTTTTAGATGCTTGGAGTTTGGTATAATCTTTGGTCTGTTTAATTTTATTCACAATGTTGCTGACTAAATTATGTACTTCATCAATAATCACCACAGAATTATTGAATATATTTTTCTTTTTTCCTTTTGCGATTTCTTTACCAAAACGAGACCCGTTATAATTAATAAAATGATATTTATTATGTATCATCACATCTAATTGATTGTCTAGGGTTATTTTTTGTTCATCTGTTAATGTATTGTAATTAGAATCGGTCTTGGCTGCGTCCATCAACCAAAATCCTTTTTGTTTTTGTACTAAATTGGACAATCCTAATAGAGCAATCATGTTGTTTTTTTTCGCCGATTCAGGAAAAATGGGGATGAATTCCCAGTGTTGTTTTAACCGATACATCATGTCTCCGCATTTTTTAATTTCCCCGATATAATTTTTTTGCAAATATGCGGGAGTAAGAATAATGATTTTGCGTGTGTCGCGAAATCCTTCTGCGATTCCAATTGAAGAACAAGTTTTTCCTGAACCAAGACCATGAATCAACAAAAGACCGCGATACGGAGTATATAAGTTGATGTAGTCGCGAATTAATTTTTGGTGTACCATTAAATCCATTTTGGTGCTTTTTCCTATATTGTCGCAGGTAACGGGAGATGCGTTATCTATTAACTCGGCTCGATATTTGCCAAAGAGATTGTTTATAAAATGTATAAATATTTTGCGATTATTCATGTAATATTTTGACTTTCCACTAATTTTAAACGGTTCTGTGGTTGGCGGTAAATTTTCCAAATAATTGTTATCGTCGCCGTCATCCTCCTCATCCTCATCAATATCCTTTTCTTTTTGTTCTTTCTTGTCATCTCTTTCTTCCCCCTCCTCTCTTTCTCCCTGGTCTCTTTCTTCCTTGTTGTTTCGGTTGTCTTTTTTTATTTTTTTTATTTTTTGTTTTTTTCCTTCTTTTGGAAGGTTTATTTCATTTGTTTCTATTTTCGCCTTGTCGTCAAGTATAACATGTCTATCTTTTAAAAAATCCATGATTTGTTTGTTTGTATGTTGTGTTTGACCTAAAGTATCGTCCAAGACTATTGGTAAATATACAAACACTGGTTCGAACCCAGTTTTGGTCGGTTCCACCGTTGGCAAATGTTCGACATTCATTTATTATAACATTATTTATTTTATAATAAATAATGCGTTAAATAAATGAATGCTAGAACGGGGGAAATTTTTGCTATACAAATTATTTATTTATTTTTCTGTTCTGGTTCATCATGACGGCTCCTATAATAACAAAATAAAACACAAACGGCAAAATAACTAAAAACCACGCCACATTTTTTTGATTGTCTTTGCAAATAATATTTAAAATCCACGCCCAAAACAAAATATAACCTATTTTAACAACAAACACCAATATAGTACTTGGTACTTCACACGCAAAACTACCCAAACAATATTTGTTCGTATTGTTAATGTTTTGAATAATAGAAAATATCATCACCACCAACGACACTAAAAAATAAACACGCGAAGGTGTGCATAATTCACTCAATCTTTTCGGAAATCCCATGTGTGTTATTATTATAATACAAGGTTTTTTTTTAATTATTCCCTCTAAAAAACATACAAACTAACAAAAAATAAAATAACGTTCATGCTTTCGATTAAATAAAAAATGAAATAAATAGTAATATTATACAAATATAGAAAAATGTCGAATGTTGTGGATGTAGCGACTAAACAAGGCGCCATATTTGGCGAATTGTCTAATTTATGCAATTTGTTTTTGGATAAAATTGGGGCATCTAAAACCGGCACAGAAATCGACGAAGAATTAGAGACACGTTTTAAAGATATATCGAAAATTAACCATGACAATGTGATTAAAAAATTATTGTCACTTGGATTTACACGCAATCCCGCAACAGCATCATTGAATATTTTGTTGAATGACGGAATTCGTGTCCCGGTTATAGGAGAACAAAATATATACCAATATTGCAACAATAGTCAGTTGACGGACGAAATGTATGAAAATATCGAACGAAAAAAACGAATTTCGCAACTGGACTTTTCGAAAGAAAAAGAGTTTCCATTTAATTTTACCTTGTCAACGGAAGATAAGGTGAACCAAGAAGAAAAAGAAAATATAAAATCACGATTTAATTCCATATCCAAAACATTCCGTTACATTATACGCCTATCTTTCGTTCATGAAAATTTCCCCTACTTGACGATTGATTTAAGTACAGTAATTCAGTCTAAAAACCAAACGTTCATTCAGTCTTTTGCCAATCCAGAAACATATGAAGTGGAGATTGAATTCAGAAAAGATAAGCAATATTATTTTTATGGTACTGAAATAGATAAAGAAGGACTTCGTTTGACAGAAATCGTGGTAAAAAATGCAATCATTGCGAATTTTAAAAAATATATTAAATATGTGCTGGGGGGAATTCAAGAATCTAATTATCCTATTTCCATCAAAGAACAAGAAATGGTATTGCGAGATTATGCAAAAGTACTGGATGTATCCAATGATTACGATTTAAATAATCGCGGAAACCGAGCCAAATCGTTGTTTATTGGTCCTTCAACCAAGACATTGCAAGTAGCTAATATTACTAAAAGTACAGATTCTAATGTCCCCAATTTACGAATTCCGGGAGGATTTTGTGTGACGGAAAAGGCGGACGGAGAACGACACTTAATGTTTATCAATTCCGTTGGAAAAATATACTTGATTACATCCAACATGCAAGTGAAATTTACTGGAATGAAATGCGACCCCGAAATATATAAAAACTCTATCATAGATGGCGAACTAATTACACATGATAAACGCAATACTTTTATAAATACGTACGCCGCGTTTGATTTATATTATTTGCGTGGGAAAGATGTGCGATTTTTAAAATTTATGCCAATTCCTGCAGCACTGGAAAAAAACTTGAGAAAAAAAGAGGAAGAATTGCTTAAATATAAAAACGCAACCAACACAGATAATAATAAGGAAGATAACGAAGTGGTTGTAAAAATAGATGAAAATAACGAATCATGGACGAACAAATATCGGTTGGTTTTATTAAATGAATTGATGGATAATATCTTTTTGCCAAGTGTGGTTCCCCCTGTAATGATATTTCGCAGCAAAATATTTTATCCAAATATAGACCATGCAAAAATTGTAGACAAGGAAGAAATGCGAAACGCATATAATATATTTACGGCTGCAAAAGCAATATTAAATGCCGAGTATCCTTACTATACAGATGGGGCGATTTTTACCCCTACTTCTTTAGGAGTGGGGGGAAATAGTATTGGAAATGTGGGACCACTACATAGAACCACGTGGGATTATTCATTGAAATGGAAGCCGCCGGAATTAAATACCAACGACTTTTTAGTAAAAGTGGAGCAAAAAGGCGGTTCAGATATAATACACAACGCATACCAAGACGGCACCGACTTGAAAAACGAAGTTCAAATGTTGCAATACAAGCATTTACAACTCTTTTGTGGAAGTAAAGGACAAAATGAAATATTTCAATATCCTTGCGAAAAAATATATAACGGGGATGTGCCGCGTTACACAACAGTGGATCCAAGAAAAAAATACTCTTATCAAGCAATCCCGTTTGTCCCAACGAACCCATACGATGCAACAGCAGCATTTACAAAAATAAAACTTACAAAAGAAGGATTAATGATGACGGAGGATAAACAAGTATTTGAAAACGACACAATTGTAGAATTTCGTTATGACCTGAAAAATGGAACGTGGATTCCTTTAAGATTGCGGTATGACAAAACATCCGAATATAAAAACAAACAAAATCAATTTGGCAACTCATTCGAAACTGCAAATAGTAATTGGACGTCTATTCATCACCCTGTCACTAAATATATGATTACTACTGGAAAAAACAATGACCAATCCGAAATTGAAATGGACCAAGAATCCGATTTATATTATAAAACAGAATCCGGTCAAAATACACAAACGCGAGGATTGCGTGATTTTCACAATAAGTATGTAAAACAATTGCTCATCCAAAGCGTATGTCATCCCAGAAATACTTTGATTGATTTTGCATGTGGTCGAGGCGGAGATATACAAAAATGGAGAGAAGCAAAATTAGATTTTGTATACGGATTAGATTATTCCGAATCCGGATTGACGAATTCGTTGGATGGGGCATGTTCCAGATATCTTAATGATTTAAAAAATTACCCCAAGATGCCTCATGCATTATTTGTACACGCAGATAGTAAAAAAAACATTATATCTGGAAAAGCAATATTCGGGGAAAAGGGGAAAAAAATAAACGATGTCGTGTTTGGGGAACAAGTGAATGTTGGTACCCATAATGCGTCTGTCCTTGGTAAAGGAGTGATGGCTCAAGCAAATCGTGGGAAAGATGGATTTAATGTATCTTCTTGCCAATTTGCGATGCATTATATGTATGAATCTGCAGATAGTTTTTATAATTTCGTGCAAAACATTGCCGAATGTACCAAATATGACGGCTACTATATAGCCACTTGTTATGACGGAAAACAACTATTCGATTTGCTAAAAGATAAAGACGAAGAATCAATAGTGGAAAAAGACAAATTGGTTTGGCAAGTGGTGAAAAAATATAACTCGGATATTCAAGTATTTCCTGAAGGAGAAGCCAGTTTAGGGATGGAAATTTTAGTATACCAAGAAAGTTTCAATTCATGGCAACCCGAATATTTGGTGAATAATAATTTATTTGATAAAACAATGAATGAATACGGATTGTATTTGTTAACCGAGTCGGAACTGAAGGATATTCAATTTCCGTTAAAAAAAAGCAGTGCACTATTTGGAGATTTATACCACCAAATGACCCAGTCTCATAATAAATACGGAACCGCTGCGGAAATGAAAAAGTATGAACAGAAAATATCCTTTTTAAATCGGTATTTTATTTATAAAAGTCGCAATCACACAAAAAAGAATTTTTCCGACATTACCGCCAAGCATTTAAACAAACAAATTTCGACCAATGTTGAAGAAGTAAATATAGACAAAATAACCAGACCAAATATAGACAAAAGGTATGGTGATGCAGCAATAGAAGAAAAGGAAGCGGATTTAGAGTGTCAGTACGACAAACGGTTAAATGATGTTTTGTACAAAACAACCAAAATACAAAGCACAAACGTACAAAACAAGTTAATACATCTTATTAAAAGTGCAGTTTCATCCAGCAATCCATCCGCAGACATTTTACATAAAATTGATAAATTATTAAAACAAAACCAAAAAAATCTTAAAAACAAAGAGGACAAAAACAAAGAGGACAAAAACAAGGATTATAATAGTAAGGAATATATTTCCAATCAAATAATTTCCTATTTTAATAGAATCTTACAGCACCCAATGTTAACTCCTCAATCTCGACTAATTGATATTGGGGGAGGGACAGGCGATATGTTGCGTTATTTTGCAGAAAAATACCAAATACCAAAAGAAAATGTAGTTAGTATAGACAATGGGTCATTTGCGTTTGAAAACAAATCAAATTTGGTAACCTATATTAACCAACCACATGACGATGTAAATAGTGTGGCTGATCTGCTCTTTAATAACGCAGATTATATTATATGCAGTGTTTCGCTGCACCACATGACGGATGTAAATATTCAAAATGCTGCTGTCTTTATTCAGCGTCACTTGAAACCAGATGGGTTTTTAATAATTAAAGAACATGACGCAAGCACCAAAGATGTAAAATGTTTAATTGACTGGGAACATCACTTGTATCGTTTAATGGAAACGGATAAAATAATGCCTTTGCAAGAAGTACAAAAATATATAAATGACGAATATATCGGCAATTATAAACGGGAAAAATATTTTGATGACTTATTGGAGCCATTGGGTTTTAAATTAATAAATACGTATAATCACGTAATGTACGACTTTGATGCGTCTAATAAATGGGAAAAAAATCCGACGCAAATGTACTGGAAAATTTACCAATTTATCCCAAGATTTTGAATTTTGCAACATACATACCAAACAAAATAATTGCCATTCCCGCGTAGTCGTCTATGGTTGTGGGCAATTTTAACCAAAATGCATTGGACCAAATTTGTGCCAAAAAATCAAACACATATGACGATAGAGATATTTGTGCAGGGTTTAAAAATAAATAACCAATGCGATTCGATGGAATAATAAACATCCACTCAATAGATGCCCAAAATTCAGAGGTAATGATTTTTTGCAAAATAGATACATTCTTCATATCTCCCGTGGTTTGTGTAAATAACGCAAAATCCATGGTTAATCCAACTAAAATATTCAGTATAAGCCAAATAATAATTGTTTGGTAAAATTTCATTCTTTAATATACTTCCTATATTTTTTTATTTTTATATTCATCAAATATTTCAATACATTATTTTATTCGTTTTATCAATTTTCTGAAATATATAGATTCTCTTTTGCACGATATCGCATTTGGTTTTTTTCGCGTATTCTCGATTCTAATTTATTATGTTTGTGATTCCATTTATCCACTATTTTAGCAAAGTCATAATAACACGTAATAAAAACAAAAAATGATTTACATTTTCACTCTTTTTTGTTTTTAGTACGTGTTAACACACTTTACAGTTAATATTCATAAACAAAATGAAACTGCAAAAAAAGGTGATTATATTGGACAACATTAATTACTGCTATGACATTGATTACTGCTATGAATACAAACAATTATATGATACAAAAAATATAAAAAATACAAAAAATGAATTATTGCCCCATAAAAAGGTGATTATATTGGACAACATTAATTACTGCTATGACATTAATTACTGCTATGACATTGATTACTGCTATGAATACAAACAATTATATGATACAAAAAATATAAAAAATACAAAAAATGAATTATTGCCCCATAAAAAGGTAAGGTTCGAACAAAAAAAGTCCATTGTTACTAAAGAACATATTGATCCTGTAAAACAAACAACGAATTTGGAAGTCAAACATATGAAGACAATTGTTATTCAAAACAATGACGACGATGAATTATTGTGCGAATTGAATGATGCAGATTTTAATATTAAAAATCAATACATTGAAAAAATTGAAAAAGAAAATAACTATTTGTCTGACGATGATGAAGGATATGTTATTTGTTCATCACCGAAAACAAAAAATCACTGATAGTTAGTGTGTACAAAATATATCAATAGAAAATTATAAAATAATATTAAATGGTGAAAAATCTAACAAGTCAGAAAACCGGGGATTTATGTAAACTAACAAATTACAATTTCATAATCTTTTTTTTTCAAAATAATTGCATCTTTTTCTGTTAATGTAATTTCTGTTATATTGTCATCAATGACAACCATGTTATATTGAATTGGTAAAACCAATTGTTGTTCTTTGACCCAAATAGGATGGTATGTATGTATAAAATAATCAATAAAACGAGCGCATATTTTATTACCAACAATATAATAATTATATTTAAATGGTAAATCAAAATCTATATTGATTTTAACAATATCTCCGTCGTTTGTTGTTTTAAATTGCAGTTCAACCCCCAAAAAACGAACGTTTGATTCTTCTAATTTTAATACAGGATAAATAAGATTATAATGCTGGTAATCTTGCAATGTCGAACAAAATAGTTTATGACTCGTTATATATATTTCATGTTCTATTGTAGAAATTAATGTAAATGTTTTTATGATATTATGTTTAGCGAGTTGTTGTTTAGTTTTAGTTTTAGTACAATATACCAACAATTCCATAGTATTAATAGGAGGAAAAATATAATTCCAATAGCGGTATCCAGGTTTTTGTATATATTGAATTACCCAATGCCGTACACACGTGCTATAATATAAAGATGAATAGATACATTTGTTTAATTGATTAATTAAATTAAAAAACATTAATAGTTAATTTTATTTAATTTATACTTTTTATACTATTTTTTTATATTGTATTATTACAAATGGACCAAATGGTTATTAATGTGTCTTCATTATTTAAAAATAATTCTCCAAAAAATGGAGGAATTAGATCGAATGAAGAAGATAAAGAAACAGATAATTTATATTCAAAATTATCTATTCCGTATAGTTTATACACCAACATATCGTCCCTAAACAATAACATGAGTGAAAACGAAGACGAGAACGAGAACGAAGACAAGGGCGAAACAGACGACAACGCCGTTATAGAAGACGATTTATATAATAAATTAATGATGTTAATGAATGAACGAAACGATGTAAATAATATAAGCAAAGACAATGCATCCGTTGAAATTCCGTCTGAAAATACAATACAAATGATTGTAGCGGAAATTGAATCTAAACCTTTAAAAAATAATAATAAACTAAATCTAAAAAAATCTAAAAAACACTTTCGTTTTTTTCCAACCAAGCATACTTATAAGCACCAACCTTATAAATTAAAAAATACAAAACAACGCAATTCTTTGAAATCCGTGCCTTTAACCTCGCATTTGAATAAAACACACGGCAAAAAAAAACGACGTTAAACTATTAGCGATACAATATCTGCATAGGTGACGTTTTTAGCCAAGTTGGATGAACGACTGCAAATGTCGAGGCTTATAGCAACATTATTTTTCATCCAGTGCGTTTTGGTACATATTGCTGGTATTTGTTACATATCCCGTTAAAATAGAAGATTCATACATGGATTTCAGCATATCGTCTGGCGCGACAGACCCAGTTCGAATGATTCCTTTTTTAAATAAATCTGTCTTAATATCGTGAATGTTCGCATTTTGTATTTCCGATTTTGCACGAATAATATCTTTTCGTGATTTTGCATTTTTTATTAATACTCCCACGTTTATTTTATTTTTTCCTAAAGTCATCTTGCGGTTTCTGGTGATTTTTATGGCATTATTGATTTGGATATTATTGGTATTGTCTATCATGTGATTATTAGAATGCTTGATTGTTTTATTCACCCAATTGCGATATAACGGTTTTGCACCTCCTTTTAACACGCCATATGGTGGGTCTGGGGCATGTTGTTTAATAGTTTGGTTCAGGGGTTTATGTGGTGTTATTTTTGAAAGATAAGACATTGCATCTTCCAAGTGATTTGTAGTAAATGGTCGTCCATAATTTTGATTTTGAGTATTTATATTTCTTGTTGCGTGTCTGGTTGCAGCATCGCTGTGAATTTTTTCAATTTCTCCCATTTCGTCCATTTTATGCGACTGAATGCGTTGAATTAAATTGTTTTTAATTGTATTCACACTTCCAGTAGACATTTTGGGCGCTGACTTTTTTCGAGTTTTTTTTGGTTGTTTTGCTTTAATAAAATCTGCCGAAAATTGTATTTGTTTAATATTGTCATTGTTATCATTGGTGTTAGCATTGGTTGTTTTATCATTCATTCTCTTTTCTTTACTTGAATATAATAATTATAACCACAATAACAATATAATAATAAAAAAATGTAAATAGACAAAACTTGGGGTTTTATCCGGTTTTTTTTCAAAGAGGATAACAATCCAACAAACAAACAACAAACAAACAACAAACAAACAACAAACAAACAACAAAAAAGACAACACAATTTATTTAAATTATATCATTTTTTATTTTACATATCATTTTTTTAAAATAAACCAAGGTGTATTTGCAAAAAATAAAAAATAAGTGTATTACAAATGACTTCGACGTCCAATACTTATTATGGTGTTGTAGCACTTTTGTTTCTTTTTTTTGGAGCGGCTCTATTCAAAAAATATACCGATAAACAGCAATTACAGAAGATAAATGGAGATATAGATCCATATAAGGCTATTCAAAAATATTTGCTCAATAAAACACAATTGAATGAATTAGAAACAGTGAATAAGCCCATTCTTTGGATTCACATTCCATTGGAATATAACGCACGCCACTGGCAGAGTTTTGGTTCGCGGTCTTCTTACGATTTAAACCAACCGTATCTTTATTTAACAGTACGAAGCATTATTCAGCACTGCGACTCGTCTTTTAAAATATGTTTGGTGGATGACGCTAGTTTTCAAAAACTAATTCCTGGTATGGAGATTGACTTAACAAAAGTAGCCGCCCCCATGCTGGACTATATTCGCCAACTGATGATCGCCAATTTGATATACAAATACGGAGGCATGGTGGTTCCTATTTCCTTTATTTGTTTTCAAGATTTAACTGGACTTTACCAAAAAGGCGTCCAATCGAATTCCATGTTTGTATGCGAAAACAAAAATACAAATGTATCGGCTTCTCATGCTGATTTTTCACCCGACATTCGATTCATGGGAGCAAAGAAAGAATCGCAAGTGGTTCGAGATTGTATGGATTTTATGCAGCGGCAGATTTCGCGAGATTATACTGCACAGATTGATTTTTTAGGCGAATTTAATCGTTGGATAACGGCTCGGTCCAATCAAATTTGCATTATTTCTGGCGCCGAAATAGGAACCAAAACACTTGATGATAGCCCTGTGCTAGTGGATACCCTGCTTGGTTCAGAAACGGATGTGCTTGATTTTTGCGGCAAAACTTATGGAATCTGGATTCCCGCGGATGATATATTAAAACGCACCAGATATAATTGGTTTGCGCGATGTAGTTTAGAACAAGTGGTTAATTCCAACACCGTATTAGGAAAATATATTTTGCTTGCAAATTCCCCTGATAAAAATGCCGTTACCGAAGCATTGACAACTAACAACGACAATAATGAAACAATAAATAATTTAGATGAAGATAATGAACTAAAAAAACCCGACTGGATTTCGTTTTGGAAAACTCCGAGCGGAATTAATGTGTGGGGGCTTAAACCACAGTTTTTAGGAAATACCGTGCCGCGTGCCTATAATTAATTCAAGTGATGTCTAAAATAAAACAAAAATAAAACAAAATTAAAACAAAAATAAAACAAAAATAAAACAAAATTAAAACAAAACAATATAAAAATATATAGAACTAATAAATGGCAACTACGCGAAAAAAAAATCAACCTGGTGAATTTTGTCAATTTATTCGCCAAAATGAACACATGTCGAATTATGTAATGTATGCAAATGGTCCCTACGGACAAGCGTACGACACTCGTTTGTCCGGCATCGGATTAAATCCCGGTCAAATGCCCGCAAATACTTTGTCTAGAAATTCTACGGATATAGAATCTTTTTTGTTTGGTGTTGGGGCTAATAATTTGATACATCCTAAAGGATGTCTTACTCCTGAATTAAATTGCCTTGCTTCGGCTAATTTATTTAAACTCTCAGACGTTCCAATACCTCTTCCATTGGTTGTTCCTAAAAACCAGCGACCTTTTCCGGTCCCATCTTAAAGGCTACGTCTTAATTTTAAATAAAAAAGACTTAATAATAATTCGGTTTCATTTTCGCAATATTTAACCAGTTGGAAAACGGGGGTTTCATACATTTGAACTAACAAAATGTCAAATTAAATAGTTTTATTTAAAAAACACGAAATACATTATTATTTTTCACTTTTTTCACCTTTTTTATTTTATTTGTTTTTTTGTTAGTTGAACTTTTTTTATCCACGACATTTTTAATTGTTGTTTTGGTTTTCATTTTTTTGTTGTTTGAAGGACGATAACGGAAAAACATTTCTTCATATTCTTTACTGCCTTTTTTATCGGATAATTTTTGGTATAAATCGGCTTTATGTTTGCGTATTTCTTCCAAGGTTTCTTGATGTCCGATACATGTCGTACTAAATCGCTTCAATAGTCCTTTTTGCGATAGTCTATTTTTTGACTGCACATCAAATAAATATTTTGACATACATTGAATTCGATTCACATCGTAATACTCTTTGTCTGTATATAAGAAAGCCAAATAAAAACTCAACATGGTATCAATTGTGGCAATTCGAATATTACGTCTATTTTCGTGCAAAATATTATAACTATGACACGCGGTTGGTTGGTAAATAAACGCGATAATATCCTCTCCCACCTTGATTTCATAATGACCCGACACAATTTCTCCGATATTAGACAAAGTTTGGACCGACACGTTTTTGCATCCTATTTTTATCAATCGTTCTTTTCCCTTTTCTGCAATTTGTTTTGCATCTTCGCTTAGTACATCAAAATCAGGAATTTTTAACAATCGCTCGCGTATATGATGGGGCATATATTGGGAATACTTGGAAATGGCATATCCACCAAAAAACACCACGTCATTATTAATAAAAATATCCAACACATTGTCGTAAATATCTTCAATAGACGGTTCCTTTTTTTTAATAGATTTTTGTTTTGTTGTTTCTTGGTTTTTAGTTAAAGAGTTTGATTTTAATTCGGTCGATTCTATCGGACGTTGAAATTCTATATGCGCACATTGTTGAGGGTTGAGCGGATAATGTTTATTGAGCAATACCAGACGTTTATATACTTTTTCCCATCGTGATGTATCTCCATCGGGGCGCGACAATTCCAAGTACATTCCCATTCGTAAAAAGTTGGCGGGAGCATAAACTAGTCCATCTATTTTTATCACGTCTTTGTTTAACGTATTGAATATATCCACGGGCATTTGTGTAATGTCTGCGACCGGAATAAAATTAACAAATACTTTATATGTACCTAAATGCACCCCCGACTTTGCGTCTACCTCAATATATCCCGCCTTGGCATATAAATCCGACAATTCTTTTGTGTCGGTCATGGCATTGGGAGAAAAAAAATCATAATCCGGAATATCCACGTTGTCGTAAAATTGGTCGTTTTTTGGCAAAATATTATTTTGTGCCGTGCCGCCATATATAACAAGTTCTTTTTTTCGAAGAAAATCCTCCACGATTTTCATTATTTTTTTTGTTTCAGGCAAATTCAATGTGCTATTGTCGTGTTGTTTTTTTTCTGCTTGAATAATTGCATTGTTTAATATTTCGAGTTCACATTCTGCAAACGTAAAACCAGACTTGCATAATATATTACTACTTTTTACACGACTAGTTTTATTTTTGTGTTTGCCTTTTATCCTTTTTGTATGCGGACGCAATTTCGCCTTCATTATATAAATGACAATATTTTAATTTAGGGGGCGATTTAAAAAGCAAAAAGAAGTTTGTAAAATGTTTAAAAAAGCAACGCAACTAACAAAATAATAATAATAAAATAAAAACAACATTTAAATAAAATATAATGAACTATAATGTTCGAAATATGTACGAAATAATGGAAAAAGAGGTCGGTAAAAAATCTCCAACACAGTGGCTCAACGAATTGAACGAAATTGGTTTAATTTCTTCTGAAAAATGCAAACAAATTGTAAATAGGTGGAAATTATTTATACCATATGCACACCAAATTGTGGTTATGTGTGATGTTGCAAAAATAGATGCAAATTGGAAAAACAAACGAGACCTTTATATTTCTTCAAATATATACGAGTTATTAAATCTTGAAAAATATGTCAAATCACGAAAAAATTTAATAAATGATAAAGATGTGGATAGTCCACCAATTATAGGTTTTAACGACGACCAGATTTGTTTTGAGAATGGAAGACATCGTTTTTCTAATTTACGAGATTGTGGACAATTATGCATTCCTTTAATTATTGATAAAGATGATTTGCCGTCTATACAAAACTATTTATATATATAATAATTTATAATGTTTAATCTGGAGGTACCCAAAACAAACAAATAAACCGCTTCTCCAACGGATGAGCAAAGTTATTGCTATCCCAGCAGGGAAAGCGATTTTATAATCTCAATCAACCATCTTATTTGTTTTTAAATTAAAACGCACTTGCTTACAAGGTTAATAATAAATTATTTAATTATTAACTACTAAAAATATAAAGGGTCCAAAAAACAACAATGTACTTGACATTATGTCTAATTGGAGTAGGCAAGTCCACCCATACCACTCATTACGCGGAACACATTGTAATTTGTGGCATACACACGAACCTTGGCGGTCTTGGTGCCTTCCACAGTCGCGTTACTGAGTACCAACTGGAGTGTGGCGTTGTCAATACGCGAGAAGTTGCACGTACCTGAGGGTTGATGTTCCTCTGGGCGGAGAGCAAATGAATACACGTTAATGCCTTCATCCGGGGCACGAGTGTGTGCCTGGTAAGGCTGCACCCAAGAGAAGTAAGAGCCTTCACGCTCGGAGAAGCGGTCTTGTCCGTTGAGTTGAAGTTTGGCGGTAACCACGGGGTTAAGTCCCCAACAATGCATATCCAAAGAGGTTTCGGTAAGTACAAAGGTACCGGCATCTGAGACAGAGGACCCGTCGTTGTGAGACTGGTTTGCTAGAGCCTGGAGGGTGTTCATTGTCTGAATATCCAAGCCAGAACTTGCCAAGTCGGCGGGGAGGTGTCCCTGTCCGCCAAAGTTGGTTTCGTTCATCGCGTTGCCAGGACCAGACCAGTAACCGGACTGACCCTGTGCAATGGAGTAATCTAAAGCACCCGCGTCGTTGAACAGACCTTGCTGGTCGATGTATTCGTTTTTGCCCGCAACTGCCTGAGGACCACCAAAGGCGTGAATGGCGTTGGGAAGGGCATCAATGGCATCGGTGTAATTGAACGGCTGGGCGCCCAACACCTTGAACAACATGCTGTCGCACACCAAAGATGAACAGTAATCCACATTCTGATCGGGCTGTACGACCCAAATCAACTCTTTTACGGGGTGATTCAAGTTCAGTTTAATTTTGTTGGCGGAAGAACCGACCGACTCGTCTCCGGTAAACTGGAGTTGAGTAATGAGGTACTCGTGGGGCTGCTGGGCAAAACGTCTGCGTTCATCCGTGTCCAAAAACACGTAATCCACATACAGAGATGCCGCAACCAAAGACTGATTATAAGCAATCGCAGCCGGAACAGGGGTGCCGACTTTGAAATTTGTGGTGGTTCCGTTTGTTGTGGTAGAGCAACTGAGAGTGGTAACCGCCCACAGACACTCGTCGATGGGACGAATATCCAAATTAATTTTAACTTCGTGATATTGCAAAGCGATCAACGGCAGAGCCAAACCAGGATTGGTGCAAAACCAAAACTGGAGAGGAACATACAAAGTGGTTTCTGGAAGTGCATTACGAGGAGCGCACACCTGACGAGGAGCCAAAGAGTCGCAAGGACCATCGACTTCTGCAAAAGAAGGATCGGTAATGAAAGTGAGTTGGGTAGTGTTTCCAATCATCTTAAAATAACCACGTTCCTGTTCGGCAGTCATCGTCAGCTGATTCCAGATATGCATCCAGTCGCCATATTGACGGTCGATGCGCTGACCACCAACCTCCACTTCCACCTGGGCGATCAACTGCTCACCAGGAAAGTCCAACCAACGAGCATATACACCAGTTCCCATGCCAGCAGCAACGGAAGCGACCCCCATCAACTGATTGATTTCGGGAAGAGTCACCTGCAAATAAGTTCTATATGCCAGATCACCATTTCTGGAAATGGTGCACTGCACGCGACGACCAAAATCGGCTTGGCCGTTGAAGGTCTGCTCGATAGACTCAATCGCAAAATTGGTATATCTGCGGTAGGTTACCTTCCAGAAGGTAATCTGGGGATTAGAGGTCAAGTACACATCCTGGGCACCATAAGCCACGATCTGAAGTAAAGCACCGGCCATTGTAATATATTATCTTCCTCAAATATAATATTTTTTCGTAAAAAATATTAATTCAATTTCCTCCTACAATAAAAAAATAAAAAAAACAATCGAAAATATTTTAAACAAAATGTAGGGTATTGTACGAATTAAAAATAAATAACATTGGTTTTAACAAAAATAAACAAGCAGACTAAATAAATAAATAATTTATATTTTAATGACACAAGAAAAAATACTCATTGGGGTATCCGCGTTTATTATTATTTATTTTTTATTACAACACATTCGCAATCGTAATTATAATAGCAAAAACGTAATTGTTAAAAAAACAAACGTTGCGACAAAAACGGTTGTATATAAACCCGTAACATCACCCAATTACGTACAAGCCCATTATAATACAAGCAAAATTAAATATTTTTAAAATAATTCATTTTCTACCAATGTAATTATTTAGTTGAGAAACTTTTACATATCTGGAAAGCAGACCCTATTCATAATCTAAAAATATTATTGAAAAAGATTGAGGAAAGCATTATTGATATGGATACAAAAGACCAAAAAAGGATGAACCAATATTTTACAAGTTCAATTGGAGATGAGAAAGTAAATGTAAA